TAAAAAATATTTTGAAAAAATTAAAAAACAGATTGACTTACCAGCTGGGTAAGTTATAATGATACTAAGATAAATTACCAAAAAGGTAAGTTATCTACAATTACCGGCATCCGGCTGGTAAGTTGGAAGCACGAGCAGGAGGTGTAGCAAAATGAAAGGTGAGTGCAGTATGACAGCTCTGGAAGCCTCTCGTCTGATCGACTGGCTGAAAGCTCACGGTCATACGGACGCGGACGCGACGGAGTGCATTAAGTGCATTGCCGGAGTCCTCGACCCGCAGACCGAGGAGCCTAAGAAACAGTAAAGGCTAGGTCCCCCCACAAAGTTTGACAGCCACGTGGGAACCTAGCCGGTCGGAACGGGATGGGACCTGCCCCATCTCGTTTCGATTTTATCAGTATAGCAGGGGAAAGTCAAGAGGTTCATAGCTATGTTTGATTTGCGTGAGCATAAAGGCCTCATTCGCCGTTTGGTTTCCGAGGCAAACAAAAATGATGCCAACTGGCACTGGTCACTAAAAGCTCTCAGCAAGACTAAAGCCAGCATTTTCTGGAGCTATCTGGAGTACGAAGGCCATAAGCCGTGCTTTACGATTGAACTTGTCGAGGACGGCGATGGCTGCTTGATTTATGCGAAGGATGAGCACGGAGACACGCTCAACTTTGAGATAGTTGAGTGTGTAGGTCTTCCTCGCCTGAACACCCCGATTGATGAAGCCATCAAAATGATGGCCTACTCGATTATCAACACCGCCCATGAGTGCTACTGAGCGCACAGCCCGCCGATATGCTTCCTCCATCGGGTTTGCGGTGACCGGTAGGCTGGCCCGGAAGCCCGAATGGGATGGAAGGTTCCAGAACCCGGAGATCGGACTGGACGGTGAGTACCGGGTTCTGGTCGATGAGGGAGGGAACGCCTACTACGTCAACGGCTGGCAATGTGTCATCATCGACCCGGAGGGCATAGTCTTTTGACCGCAGGTAAAGCCCCGGACGTACTCCGTAAAATTTTTCGATAAATCTTCAAATTTCGTTTGACACCAGAGGTGGGTAAGTTAGAATGAAGATACAGAAAAACATACCAAAACGGTAAGATTATGGAGGAACAGAATATGAAGAACGAGTACATCGTAGCGATTGACTACAGAGCGAATTACAAGCCGCTGACCATTGATTACAAGATGCTGAAGGCGGAGAATCTGCTGGATGCCATGAACGAGGCCGAGCAGTACATGGACAAAGAAACGTTCTACCTTCTCAAGATCATGAAGCGCAGCGGGGCAGCTCACAAAGTCAAGGGCGTGGATGCACGAGAAGCCACCTACACCGACGTTCTCACCAACCGGGGCAATGGCTGGCACAGCACCGATGTAGCTCACTGCGAGCAGCCTTGGATGAGCCAGATGTGGATGTACAGCAACGGTTTTGTTGACCTCTACTACTGCGAGGAAGTCCGACCCGCCTGTACGACATCCTGATGAAGTGAGGAGGTGTAAACGATGCGTTACCAGATTGTTTACTGCAAGCGGGGCTGGCCGCTCACCACATGGGCCGACAACGCGGACAGGGCACGGAAACTGGCCGAACAGCTCCGCAGCACTGGTTATTCCGTCGATGTGTGGCAACACACCAAAGACGGAGCACAAAAAACCGACATTTAACCCGCCTGATGATGGCCGCTGGCACCGGCCGAAACGCCCTGCTGGGCGTCGCGGGAGCCACCCGCAGATACATGATATTTTGGAGGTTTTAGCTATGGAAAACAAGAACATGACCGCTGCTCGTGAGTGGGAGAACGACCCGAACTGCTTCCTGCGGATGCTGAACAGCCCCGCACAGCAGCGGAGCCGCGCAGCACGCCGCCAGAAGGATGCCTACCGGGAGCGTTTCAACAACGTGCTGAACGCCGTTGCCATCGGCGCAGCAGCCTTTGCCGTCACCCTGCTCGTTATCTGCTTCGTTCTCTGATGGAGGTATCAGCTATGGATAACCAGAACATGACCTATCCCGAACTGCGGGACCTGTTCGTTGAGCGCAACAAGACCCAGCTTGCAAAGCCGGTGAGCGCCTGCATCGTATTTGCTGAGAGCAACTGGCCTGACCGGCATTACCCGCTG